GACGATCCCTTCGGATACTTGGGTCAGCTTGCAGGGTACGAGGCCGCAGAGGGTACAGATAACGGCGGCTTCTTGGTGTTAAACAAAGAGAGCGGTGAGCTATGCATGTATGTGCCTGATGATCTTGATAAGCCTAACATTAAAGCCTCTATCAGTAATCTTTTACCCGCGCTAGAGCTTGACACGCCACCCGAACTGTGCTATAATCCCATCCCTGATGGCAAGAAAGGTAACATGAAACTTGCTAAGGGTTGTAACTGGTGTAAGTATAAACACGACTGTTACAAAGACTCTAACGATGGTCAAGGTTTACGCACTTTTAAATACTCAAATGGATTTACTTATTTAACAGAGGTTGTAGTTGAACCCAAGGTAGAGGAGCTACTATGAACGGAAGAAAAGCTAAGCGAATTAGAAAACATTCAGGAGTTATAATAGTCAACTGGCTACGAACTTTACTTAGCGAAGAGGAAGGACAGAAGATAACTACTGAGAACTATACAGACTTTATGCCTACTCAGACTCATTTCATGGCACAACGAACCATGCACCTTAATGCATACCACCCTAAGTGGATAGTTAATAAGATCAATCAACTGCTTGCTATCTTCCCTGATCGTTCTATAGAAGAGATTACTTTGGAGGACATTCAATGGAAGACATCCCGCTAAATATAGAGCAGATGATCATAGCTACAGGCAGTTACCTTTACAACGCAGGTATCTCAGGCAACTCTATTATAGATATAGACGATGAGTTCCTTAGCGATTTGCGGTTGTTAATAGATGCAGAGCTAGAGCGCAGAGAGGCAACAGTACATTGAATAAGATTAAGAAAGGCTATAGGAAACCACGAGTCAAGCGTCCAGTAGAAAAAGATCTTGTTAAAGGCTATGACTCCAACTGGGAATACGAACTACATAATGGTATACTTGACAACTGGAGTTTCCACACTGACAAAGTTCCCTATATCGTTTCGCATAACTACCACCCCGATTTTTTGCGGGTGATTGAAGGCAAGAAGATTTTGCTTGAAGCTAAAGGTAGGTTCTGGGACTACGCTGAGTTCAGTAAGTACATATGGATCAGTAAGACATTGCCTGAAGATACTGAGTTAGTGTTTCTTTTTGCTAACCCCAGTGCGCCAATGCCTCAAGCCAAACGTAGAAAGGATGGCACTAAAAGAAGCCACGGAGAGTGGGCAAGTGCTAACAACTTCAGATGGTTTAGCGAGGACAGTATCCCCGACAGTTGGATTAACTCAAAGAAGAGAGAAAGTTTTGACTGACATCAGCCGCAAAGACGAGAGACGCGATAGGTTTTTAAGAAAGAAGAAGTTCAAGAAGATAACAACAGCTTCTAAATTAAAAGAAACTAAGCGTAAACAACCACCCATTGACTTATATAACGAGACAGAAAATGAGCCGACTAAATGATGCAACACCCGAAGATTGGGATAGAGTACGTAAAGCACACCCCGCTATTGAAAAAAGCTCAATAGATTATCAGCCCTACATTGACATGGCTATGAAAGAAACACATACATATAAATACGAAGAAGATATACGAACAGCTTTAAAAGACCTTGCAACTAAAAAGCCTACGATTGAAGATGTAGTCAACAAGCCAAAGCATTACAACACTGGTAATATAGAATGCATTGAAGCCATTGAAGAGTCTATGTCTTCGGTAGCTTTCAAGGGCTACCTCAAGGGTAACTGTATGAAATACCTTTGGCGTTATGATTACAAAGGAAAACAGGTAGAGGACTTACAAAAAGCTATGTGGTATCTAGCATTATTAACAGACAAAGTAACCAAGGAGAACACTTAATGGATCAGTATCAACAGTTTATACACAAGAGCCGCTACGCACGATGGATTCCAGAGCATAGCCGTAGAGAAACATGGAGCGAAACAGTCTTTCGTTATGTTTCATTCTGGAGGGATCGTGAGCAGATCACAGTTAAGGAAGGACAGAAACTGTACGATGCAATACACAACCTTGAAGTCATGCCCTCTATGCGTTGCATGATGACAGCAGGTAAGGCACTAGATAAAGATAACGTAGCAGGATTCAACTGTAGCTACCTGCATATAGATTCACCGCGATCCTTTGATGAGTTGATGTATGTTCTTATGTGCGGTACAGGTGTAGGGTTCAGCGTTGAGCGCAACTTCATTAACAAACTACCAGAGATTGCTGAGAGCTTTCATCAAACTGACAGTCTTATAGTAGTGTCTGACAGCAAGATTGGTTGGGCTTCAGCGTTCCGTGAGTTGATTGCTATGCTGTACGCAGGTAAGATACCGCAGTGGGATGTGAGCAGGGTGAGAGGCTCAGGAGAGAGGCTTAAAACCTTTGGTGGTCGTGCATCAGGGCCAGAGCCGTTGGTTGATTTGTTTAATTTCTGCGTAGAGATTTTCCAGAAGTCTTCGGGGCGTAAGCTGACAAGCATTGAGTGCCATGACATCTGTTGTAAGATAGCTGACATCGTAGTTGTTGGTGGTGTTAGGCGTTCAGCATTAATAAGTTTATCTAATTTATCTGATCAGCGTATGTCTAAAGCTAAGTCGGGAGATTGGTGGAGGAACGAGGGTCATAGACGCTTAGCCAATAACAGCGTAGCGTACACTGAGAAGCCTGACTTTGAATCGTTCCTATCAGAGATGCAGACCATGTACGAAAGCAAGGCAGGAGAACGAGGGATCTTTAGTCGTGTTGCGGCACAGAAGATTGCAGGTCGCAATGGTCGTAGAGATGCTGAGCATGAGTTCGGAACCAACCCCTGTTCTGAAATTATCTTGCGCTCTAATCAGTTTTGCAACCTTAGCGAAGTGGTTGTACGTGCAGACGATACTCTAGCAATACTCAAGAAAAAGGTTGAGACTGCCGCTATCATTGGCACCCTTCAAGCTACGCTCACAGACTTTAGATACTTGCGGAATGTTTGGAAGCGCAACACCGAAGAAGAAGCACTGTTAGGTTTAAGCTTGACAGGTATAATGGATCACCCTGTTATTGGAGTGTCGTCAGATAAAACAGCACAGTGGCTAGAGGAGTTAAAACTTGTTGCTATTAAAACAAATAAGAAGTGGGCTGAGAACCTTGGTATCAATCAGTCTGTGGCTATTACATGCGTTAAGCCAAGCGGCACTGTGTCTCAGCTTGTTGATAGTGCTTCTGGCATACATCCTCGTTTCTCAAAGCACTACATTAGAAGGGTTCGTTCGGACGCAAAAGACCCGTTGGCTCAGTTCATGTCAACCGCAGGATTCCCAGTAGAGCAAGACACAATGAGTCCTGCATCTCTGGTGTATAGTTTCCCTGTTAAGTCTCCTAAGACTAGCACAACAGTTAAACAAGTTGGAGCAATGCAACAGTTGGCTTTGTGGAAAACATATCAGAACAGTTGGTGTGAGCATAAGCCAAGCATCACGGTGTACTACACTGACGATGAGTTCCTGCAAGTAGCGCAGTGGATATGGGATAACTTTGATATCTGTAGCGGCATTAGCTTACTACCTGTTAGCGATCATGTGTATCAGCAAGCACCCTATGAAGATATCACTGCTGAGAAGTACAAAGAGTTAGTAGCGGCTATGCCCAAGGATGTTGATTGGAGTGACCTAGAACAGTATGAAATGGAGGATAACACTACAGGCTCACAGGAGTTAGCTTGTGTAGGTGGTGCATGTGAAATTGTTTAAGAAAGGCAAGGAAGCCAACATCATAGGTTTTAAAGTCTTGATAAACTGTGAGGGAGTTGTCGTGACAGAAATGTCCGGCATACCCCTTAGTGATTTAAATAAAGTGTTCAAAGGAGATGAACTGTTAATTATAAGAAACATTGTACAACTTACGAAACAAAAACTAGAGGCGCTTCACCCATTTTTAGAAACCGAGCTTAGCGCCCTAAATCATATAAGTTCTTAATGCAATAAAATGTTAGCCATTATACAAAAGCAACAAATTAAATTAATAGTAACTAGCGTTGTCCGTATAACAGCCACGGCATTAGCTTCGGAATCTGTGTCTCCCACTTTCTCGCCTAGGCTCAAAGCCCACAGTTT